CTACCCCAAGCATTAGCAATATTGATGCTAAAGGAGATATTCTAGTTGGAACAGCCAACGACACATTGGGTGTTTTAGCCGCTGGCAACAACGGTGAGACACTCGTAGCAGATAGTTCCACTTCAACAGGCTTGCGCTATCAAGCCAACTTTGCTGCTGGTAAGAATAAAATTATTAACGGTGATTTTGGTGTATGGCAGCGCGGTACGTCATTTAATGCTTCAACCTTATTTTATACAGCCGATAGATGGGCTGCGTATAGTTATAGTGGAGCAAGTCAAACAGTTTCACAACAAACTTTTACTGCTGGCACTGCTCCAGTTTCAGGTTATGAAGGTACATATTTTTTGCGTGCAACGGCTACTAATACTGGTATAAATGTTGAACAAAGAATTGAAGATGTCCGAACTTTTGCTGGACAAACAGTTACATTATCTTTTTGGGCAAAATCAAATTCTGCTCAAACCATCACTCTTTATTTGAACCAAAATTTTGGTTCGGGAGGTTCATCTCAAGTTACCGCGCTAACGGGTACTCAGGCAATTACAACTTCTTGGACTCGTTACACGCTAACTGGCACTTTACCTTCCATCAGTGGAAAGACCATCGGAACTTCAAGTTATTTGCAAGTTAACTTTGTAGGCGCATCTATTAATAATGCTTTAGACATTTGGGGAGTACAAGTTGAGGCAGGTTCAGTCGCTACCGCTTTCCAAACTGCAACAGGAACACTCCAAGGAGAATTAGCCGCTTGTCAGAGGTATTACGAACGCAGAACTGCGGCATCAATTTTTGAGCATTTTGGTGTTGCTCAACCATCTGGTACAACATTAGCATTAGCCACAATTCAATTTAATGTTACAAAAAGAGCAATTGTAACTTCAGTTGATTATTACGCATTAGGTATGTGGAACCAATCACTTCTTACCCCAATTACTTTAGTTACTTTGTTATCATCATTTGCTGGTTACAATAGTGCTGTTGTTGAAATTACTTCTTCAAGTTTAACTGCTCAAATGTTTTATCAAATAATTGCTAATGCTTCTACATTAGCCTACATCGGATTTAGTGCGGAGTTGTAAAATGGACAATGTAACTTTTGTAATAGATAGTTTAGGCAACGAACACGCCATTATTGATTACGGCAACAGGGGATTTACCTCAATGCCAAAGGCAGAATACGACCGCCAGCAAGCAAAACAATTCACACCAATTCTGCCTGCTTAAATAGATTATCCCTGAGCAAGGATTCAAACTGCTCACTTATTATTTCTTAAGACACAAGGAGAAGCCATGGTATCAAGAGCACCAGATATTACAGAGCGTACGATAATTGATTTATCGGGTCGTCTCTCTACATACTATGACTTAAATGCTAACGCCTTTGATGTGGCTATTGCTGGTCTGCCATTCATTATGGCTGTTACAGACAACACTCCATATAAGCGACAGACTGCAGAATTTCGTGCTCAGCGTGTAGACCAGATGCGTGACCCAGGCGAGCATACCTTGGCTGGTTCAGGTTACTGGACTCGTTCACAATCTTCTTGGCACTACGGCGAAGGCATTAACTTCACCGAACCTATGGAAGGTAACGACAACGAGGTTCGTTTTCGTTTTAAAGACTCCTATGGCATAGATGTCTGGACTCCAGGACAACTTAACTTACTTAAAAAAACCACACTTGTTCAGGCTTTTTCTGGCAAAGTAACACTTGCCTCAGGTTATGATGGCAGCAACAATGTAATTTTTGCTATTAATCAAGCAACATATACAAGTGCAGGTACAGCAATTTACAAGATAACAACTGCTGGAACATCCAGTGCTTTTGCTTCTTATTCAAGCATCGGTAGTAAAACAATTCTTGCTCAAACTTCTAATGGTCAAACCCTTTATCTATCTAATGATACAACTATGTATGACATTGACATGGCTACAGGAACGGTTCATGCTGCCTACACTTGGAGCAAGACACCATTATCTGTAGTGATGAAATATGTTAAGGGTCGTGTTATCACAGCCGTTACCTATACAGATGGAACTAATGCTGCTTTTGAATTAACATTCCCAAGCGGTGGACCTATTGCCACAAGTACGCTGACTGCTATCAATGGCTCAACAACTGTTGCTAAAAACTGGACATGGTCTGCAATTACAGAAGCCAATGCTGCTATTTTTATTAGTGGAAATTCAGGTGAGCACTCATCTATCTTTAAACTTGTAATCAATAATGATGCAACATTAGGAACAATTATTACAGCAGCCCTTTTGCCACGAGGTGAAGTGGTTACATCTTTGTATGGATACCTTGGTACATACATTATGTTAGGTACCACCAAGGGTGCACGCATTGCAACGGCAGATGGTAATGGTGACATTACCTATGGTCCACTTATATTTCATAATGAAAATGGTGTTTACGATTTTGAAGGTCGTGACTCGTATATCTGGTGTACTAATACTAATGGCATTAACTCTCAATCAGGCACTATGCGTATAAATTTGGCACAGCCAATTACTCTTTCAGGTTATGCACAACCTATATCCACAGGTGTATATGCCCGTGCTACAGATGTATATGCTGATGCAATAACTGGCACAGTTCAATCTATCCGCATCTTTGATTCACCAAGCCGTGTTGTATTTGCAATCAATGGCTCAGGTGTATGGATTGAACATGCTACAGATTTAGTAGAGTCAGGTGTAATCCGCAGCGGTAAGATTCGTTACGATACCATGGAAAATAAAGCATGGAAGCGTGTGCGTGTTCGTACTATAAATGATGAAACCAATGGTGACATTGGAGTATACAAAATGAATGTTAATTCTGATGAAGTTATTACTACACTTTTTGAAGGTAATAGCACCGCTGCTGATATTGACCTAGCAAACTCTTACCCATATATCTCACCAAATGCTGCATTTAAACTACAGTTATACCGCAATTCAACTGATGCAACCACTGGTCCAATAGTAGTGGGATTGGCAGTCAAGGCTTTGCCTTCACCTACCCGTGCTCGTGTGCTACAAATTCCTTTGTTTATGTATGACCGTGAAACAGATAAGACTGGCAACATTATTGGGTATGAAGGTTATGCCCGTGAGCGTTTGTTTGCACTTGAATCAGTTGAAAGTATTGGTGCAACAATCATTGTTCAGGACTTCACCGCTGGTGGAGAACCTATCGAGTGTGTAATTGAACAGATTACATTTACTCGCGCAACACCTTCTGCTCGTAACTACTCAGGCTTTGGTGGCATCTGCCAAATCATTGCTCGCACTGTCGTATAAGGGGAATCCTGCAAATGTCATCTGATGTCGCAACCGTTGTTTATTCTTATTTCTTTGTTATAGCAGCACTACTTGCTGGTGTAGGCATGATAGCCAAACACGCAATAGTAAAGTATACAGAAGAACTTAAGGATAAATTAAATAGGATTGAGTATGCACTCTATAACGATGGACATACTGGCTTAATAAATAAAGTTGACCAACTCATAGAAAATCAACAGTACATCAAGATTGATGTCGAAGTAATGAAATCAAAGGTGGCAGAATGAGTCAAAGTGCAGATTTTTTGGCAACAGCAACAAAAGAAATTGGCACAGTAGAAGGACCGAAAGATAATGAAACAAAGTATGGCGCTTTTACTAAGGCTAATTTCCTACCTTGGTGTGGCAGTTTTGTTATGTGGTGTGCTCATCAGGTTGGTCTTAAGATTCCAAATGTCGTAAGCACATCTGATGGTGCTGAAAAGTTTAAAGGTATTGGTGCTTGGAGCAACGCTGAAACAGCCAAGCCAAAGGCTGGAGACTTAGCCTTTTTTGATTTTGTAAAAGGTGGTAAACCTATTGAACATGTAGGTATTGTTGTTCGTGATAACCAGGATGGAACAGTTACCACTATTGAAGGCAACACATCTGGCGATAAAAAGAAATCTTCATCAGAGCACAATGGTGGAGAGGTAGTTCAGAAAACACGCGCATACATTACTAATAACAAAAAAAAGTTACCAGTATTTATTGTTGGATTTGGCTCACCTAAATTTGTTGAAGGAACAATGTATACAACCGCAGATGCCGCCAAGGCTGCTGCATTAAAGGAGAACAAATGAACAAGAAAATGAAAGAACAAGTTACTAGCATTGCTGGTACATACCTGCGAGCCTTTGTAACTGGCGCTACAACAGCCTACGCTCTAGGCAAAATGGACCCTAAGAGTCTATGCATGGCAGGCATTGCATCTGTGTTGCCTATCCTCATGCGTTGGGCAAATCCAAAAGATTCATTCCCAAAAAAGAAGTAACCTTTAGTAACATCAAAGCCCCTCGCTTAATTGCGGGGGGCTTTTTTGCTTTATCCACCAGTGGAATAAAACCCACTGCCATTAAACTTTACTGGTACTGCTGAGTAAATTTGAGTCATTGACTCTTGGCAACACACTGGAACCCAGTCACTACCCATTGGTTTTTCTATCTCTTGCTGTCCACCACACACACTACATTTGTAGTCATACCTTGCCATTTAATAATTTCCGCAATGTAGTCAGCCTGCGTAGGCGTGAGCGTTGTTCTGTCTTAATACCAAACTTGTAGGCTATGCGCCACACAATTACATTCTCTATGGCTACTGCTATTGAAAGAATAATTACTTGTGTCATAACGCATCTACTGGTGTAGGAACTTTAACAAGTGCATCACACTCGGCACACTCGGCATCAACAAACCACATGGCTATGTCGTTATCTTCAAACATACAGCCCACCTTAAACAGACGAGAGCCACAGATGCACACATGCATAGGACCAAAGCCACGCAAATCTAATGTGGTATTATCCATTACACCCGCTCGGTTTAAGAACCTCGCTAGACTTCTACTTAAAATGCTGAACACGAACAGCAGTGTACACGAATTTGAATTACATGTTTGTTATTTGTTTCGGCGTGTCTAACTATAGAGCAGACATTGTGCAGTAGTCTCCTCTATTGAAGGAGAAACAATGACACTTGAACAAGTTACAGGCAAGAACTACATCTCACATTCCGCTATGTCAACATGGCTTGGGTGTGGATGGCAGTACTACCTGACCCGTGTACAGCATGTTGCAGAGTCACCTTCCTACTGGCTTGCTGGTGGCAAGGCTGTACATGAGTGCACAGAAATCTATGACATTACACCTGAGGGCTTTGACCCAACGGCTATGTTTGTAGAACGATGGAATCACAACTACAAAATGGTGGACAACGGTATGCCTTGGCGTGCTGGTGGTCGTGCTACCAAGGCGTATCCAAACAAGGAAGATGCTGACTGGTGGCTTGCCAATGGTCCAAAGATGGTTGACTTTTGGATTCAGTTCAGAGAAGAAAGTGGCTGGAAGATTTGGGACACACCCGCTGGCATCCCCGCTATTGAAACTGAAATGAATCAGACAATCAACGGTGTAAACATTAAGGCGTTCCTTGACCGCATTATGGTTGCACCTACTGGCGAGTTAGTAATTGTAGATATTAAGACAGGTGCTGAGCCTAAGTCTCAGACACAACTTGGTATCTATGCAGTACTGGTGGAGAAAACCTTTGGTGTTCGCCCACAACTTGGCAGTTATTTCATGGCACGCACAGGGGAACTAACAACTCCTGTTAGCCTTGACCGCTTTACTGAATCACGCCTTGGCTCTTGGGCTAAGGGCTTTGAGATAGCAGTAAGTAATAAAATCTTTATACCAGCAACTGGGTTTATGTGTGGCACATGCTCCGTAAACTCATCATGCTATGCAGTGGGTGGCAAAGACTCACACCTTTATCCAGAGATACCTATAGGAGAACCAAATGACTGAATCGCTATATCAAGTAAATGTAAAGACACCTAAGGGTACTTTACTTAACATCCGTGCAACCTCTGATGCTGAACTAGATGCAGCACTAGATGGTTTGACACTACGCATCGCATCAATTGCTGATTTAGAATCAAGCATTGATGCTATCTGTGCAATAAGCAACGCTGGTCTTGCACCACAGGTTGTAGACCACAGCGCAGTTGCAGCAGTAGCGCCTTCATACCCAGCACCAGCAGGCTACAAGCCAGCAGGTCAGGTACCTGATTGTACTTGCGGTGGTGGACCGATGCGCCATGTACCAGCAGGTATTGCTAAGTCAACAGGTCGCCCTTACAAGGCTTTCTATGCGTGCCCAAAGCCACAAGGACAGGCTTGCCAAAACAAGGTACCTGCATAAAAAATGCGCTTACTTAGCCGTGCTATTAAGACAGAATCACGAGGGGGTGCAACCTTACCTGTGGTCTGGCACTCACTTGCTGCTCAACAAATAGCAATTCGTTACGGCGAGGTGAGCATGATTGCTGGACCGCCAGGGGCAGGTAAGTCAACGCTTGCCTTGTCCTTGGCAGTCCGTGCAAAAGTTCCAACTCTTTACATCTCTGCTGATACACACTCACATACGATGAGCCTTCGATTGCTTGCATTGCTAACGGGAAAGCAACAAGCAGAAGTAGAACCTCTAATGGAAATGGACAGAGACTGGGCAGCGCAAATGCTCAAGCCTGCTGACCACATCTATTGGGAGTTTGATTCTTCACCAACACTTAAAGACATTGAGGATGCAGTACTTGCTACTCGTGAAAGACTTGGTGAGGATGTTCGTTTGATTGTGCTTGACAATGCAGTAGATGTAACCATGGATTCGCAAGATGAGTGGGGTGGTTTGCGTACACTGATGAAGGAACTCAAGTGGTGGGCACGGGAGACTGGTGCTGCAGTTGTGGTTTGTCACCACACTTCTGAGGGGGTACCTGGAAACCCTTGCCCACCACAAAAAGCACTGCATGGAAAGGTCGCTCAGACCCCTTCGTTAATCCTCACAGTTATCAATCAGATTTCTACGATGGGTGTATGTGCTGTTAAGAATCGTTATGGACCTGCCGATGCTAACGGAGGCACACCAGTGTGGCTTTCGTATGACCCTGCAAGTATGCAGGTACTAGATGTTGGACAACCTTAGGAGTTTAAATGGATTGGGATTTATCAGTAATAGAAAATGGTGGCGAAGTACCAGCCAGCGAAGTCGGAGACGAGTTCGTTATTAAGACAGAGCGTTTTAAGACAGACATTGAAGCACAAATTAAATTTACACCTCGTGTACTTACATACACCGCTGGTTGGAGGGCACTTGTTTGGAAAAATAAAAAGACTGGTGAGTTCATGGACCTCACAGAAGAACAGTTCAACGCTTACACTGACGGAAGAACTGTTACTTTCACCGCAAAGGATGGAAGCAGTACTAAGCAAGTTGAAGGTACCACAGGAAGTTAAAGACATAATCATTGCTGAGTTACCTAATGTACTTGAACAGGTTAACGAAGCATCACGGCAAATCTATGACCCAAATACTATTTGGTTAGAGGCTATTCAGTTTGCAGATTATGTTGGTCAGTTTGGTGAACACCTACAAGAACATCATGGTCCTGATTGTGTTGCTGAAATTGCAGAAGGTTTAATTAATTTGGCTGATTCTTTTAAAGAGATGGGCGAGAGCGCCCTTACGGTGATTGACGAGAGCGAGGCTATGGATGGCACACAGTAGTAAAGAAACATTATCTGTTGGTTGGTGTGACAATGGTTTGACTGACGGTAAGTTCACCGAAGGTCTGATGTACACCACAATTACAGCACCAACACGCAATCTTACGATTAATAACGCGGTGCGTGTACAAGGTAATCAAATTGGTCGCCAACGCCAAGCCTTGTTTGACATGTGGGCAGATAACATTAAGACAGACTGGTTGCTATGGGTTGACTCTGACATCGTGCTAACCCTTGACATCCTTGAGTTGTTGTGGAATACAGCAGACAAGATTGCACGCCCAGTTGTATCGGGTGTTTACTTTATCTCTAAGCAGATGGAGTCATCATTGATGCAACCTATGCCTGCATTGTTTGATGAAGGTAGTAATGAGTTTGAGATTAAGTACAAGCACCCGCTACCTATGAATCAAGTCATCAAAGTGGACAACGCAGGGCTTGGGCTTACACTTATGCACAAGTCAGTGGTTCCTACCTTAAGACAGAAGTTTCCAGACCAGTCTATGTTTGCAGAGATTGAGAATGTTGGCGAGAAGTTTGTGGGTGAGGACATTGTGTTCTTCCGTAAACTCAAAGCAGCAGGTGTACCTGTACACGCACACACTGGTGCTATCGCAAAGCACATGAAGCGCTTTGCTTATGATGAGAATTACTATGCACTGTACTGGCAGGCAGCAGCACAAGCGGAGGCACAAAATGGTAACGCAACAAGCAAGTAACAAGCGCAGAGGTGCAGCCTTTGAAATTGACCTAGCCGATTGGCTGATGGAGAACGGGTATAACGCACAGCGTTTACCTCGTGCTGGTCGCAATGACATTGGTGATGTTGCATTACCTACTGACAACGACATCTATGTGATTGAAGCCAAGGCACCACGGCGTGACGGCAAGATAGATTTATCTGGGTGGATTCGTGAGGCACAGATAGAGGCTGAGAACTACCGTATTGCTAAGCGATTGAAGATTGCACCAACACCTTTGGTTATTATCAAAGCATCTAACAAGGGGATTGAGGATGCTTATGTAGTACAAAGGCTTAGTGATGCTCTTGCAAAACTCTAAGCATGACTTGGCAAAAGTACTAGAACATTACGGCTTTGACATACCGCAAGGTAAACGCGGGTGGATGACTGTGCGCTGTGCTTTCCACGGTGATAGAGTAAAGTCTGCTCGTCTTAATACAGAAAACGGTGGGTTCAGATGCTTCGGCTGCGACATGGCAGGCGATGTGTACTCAATCATTATGAAGAAAGAAGGAGTGACTTTCAATGAGGCTAAGCAAATCGCAGAGAGAATTACTGGAGAGAGCAACGGAGACTTACGCTCAAAACCTCGTGGAGATTCTTCCGTATCTGGAGAGTCGCGGTATAACGGAGCAGACGGCTCGTATGTTTCGCCTCGGCTTCGTAAAAAATCCTGAGGTAGGACATGAGCCATACATTGGTAAGTTATCTATCCCATACCTAACACCATCTGGAACTATTGACATACGCTTTCGTGCCTTAAGTCCTGATGCTACGGGTCCTAAGTACATGTCAAGACCAGGTGCTACAACTCACATCTTTAACATCAATGCATTGAACAAAGATGATGACACATTAATTGTTTGCGAAGGTGAACTTGATACTGTCGTTGCTACACAAGCAGGCTTTGCTGCAGTTGGTTTACCAGGTGCCAACAACTGGAAACCTTTTTATTCACGAGTGCTTGCTGACTGGACAAAAGTAATTCTGCTCTGCGATGGAGACAACGCTGGCAGGGAAATGGCTAAGAATCTAAGTAGAGAACTAGACAATGTATTCCCTGTGTTCATGCCTGAGGGTCAGGATGTTAACGATGTCTACCTAGCAGAAGGGGCAGACGGTTTGCGAAAGCGAGTCGGCGTGCTATTACATGGCTAAAAACTCATCCTTTGATTTAGACTTTGGATACGGGCGGAAAGGTGAGAAGTTAGTTGAAGAACTACTCACTGATGGCAAGACAATAGAAGTAAAGCGCGACAGAAAGTGGAACAAGACAGGCAATTTGTACATAGAAGTTGAGTGTTGGTTTCTTAAGACAGAATCTTGGGAAGCATCTGGGTTGATGGTAACTGAGGCTGCTTACTGGGCGTTCGTACTTGAAAAGGGTGTGCTGATGGTACCCACTGACCATGTACACTATGCAATTAAGAACTTTGGTAGAGAGATTACCTGTGAGATTCCCCCGAATAAAAGCAAGGGCTATCTCATCACAGTTGATAACTTACTAGAGGCAATGAGGCAATTAAAGAATGAGTGACGAGAAAGATTTACTATGGGAACAGGTCTATAAAGTAGCACGCTTATCTGCTGCTAGATGTACCCGTATTCATAGGCACTTAGTCACGGCTGATGATGTGTACCAACACCTTAACCTGTGGGCATTAGAACATTGGCACAAGATTGAGGAGTGGCAATCGCAAGACTCATTGGTATTTAAACTCAAGCGTACATTCAACAACGAGTCGCAAAAGTTTGCCGCTAAAGAGCGTGCCTATAAAACTAAGTCATCACCATCGGATGCTTTCTATTACACGCATGAGATTTTGCAGGAGTTACTCAAAGATGTGTGGAACTATGAGCAGTGGACAGTATCATCATCGCCTAAAGATGACTTCATCTCTACCTCAAGCAAGCCAAGTGAGGGCATGAATCGTGAGGCTATGTTAAGTGATGTGTCTTTCTGTCTTAAGAAACTAAATGAACAAGACAACCTATTACTTAATCGTAGGTTTGCAGATGGTGGCACTGACATAGATGCGCTGGCTATTGAGTACAGCATTAGTGATGAGGCAGTACGCAAGCGTGTATCTCGTGCACTTACTAAGTTACAAGATAGATTAGGTGGCGAACAACCACAATGGAATAACCGTAGATACCGTAAACCTGATAGGAGTGAAGAATGATACTGACACATGAGATTAACTGGCGTATGTTTTGTATTGGTGTAGTGCACTACAAGAATCTTAAATGCATTGAGGTATACCTCGGTCCACTTGCAGTAGGTATTTGGTGGGGTGTTAAATGATTATTGGATTGAGTGGATACGCACGCAGTGGTAAGGACAGCACCGCTGAATTGTTATGTCTTAATTACGGATACCGCAGAGTATCTTTTGCTGACCCAATACGCCATGCGTTGATGCAACTTAACCCGAAGTTAGATTCCATTGCACACCTTGCTGAGTTTGTAGATGACTATGGTTGGGATGTAGTCAAGCAGAACCCTGAGGTACGCAGACTGATGCAGGTAATGGGCACTGAGGTAGGTCGCTCAATGTTTGGTGATGATGTGTGGATTAAGATGGCGCTTCGTGACTTAAGCCCTAACGATAGAGTTGTTATCTCTGATGTTCGCTATCCCAATGAGGCTAATGCAATCAAGAAACTAAGCGGTTCGCTTTGGCGTATCAACCGACACAATCACAGTGCGGTCAATGGTCACAAGTCTGAGCACGCTATGGATAACTACATGTTTAATCATGTTATTTACAATGATGGAACTCTTGATGACTTAAGTGATGAAGTGTTCATGCTTGCTAAGGAACTTGACTTAGATAAATAATCTGCCTTAATACATAGAGAAACCCAGCGAGACAGGAGAGAATCGCTGGGTCTTTCTATGTACACCAACCGCTACGCTTCCCCTTCGCAGTGGCTGGTGTACATGGCAAACCTATCACCCAAGTTTTGGTTCTGTCAAAGCCCAGCCAATCCTTGCTCTAATCTTGTGGCGCATGGGTGGTGTCGTCCCGCCCCACACTCCGTATCTTTCGTGGGCTAAGCCCCACTCAAGGCAAGCCATCATGACTGGGCACTCAACACACATCTTCTCAAACATGCGCTCCTCATCACGAGTGAACAACTCCTGTGCTGGGTAAAAAATCTCTGTGTCTATACCCTTGCATACAGCCTTGTCCCATAGCCGTTGGTTGTATCTTAAGACATAACCAATCAACCCCTTGTTGTATCTGTTCTTGCTATTAGTAACGCTGATTACTTTGTGGAACTGTGGCTTCATCGCTTGTATCCTCTGACTTTCTCGGCTGCCTTGCGTACTCCCTGATTCCAAGGTGCTGCTGCTGGTGGTATGCCGTCCCAGATTAACGATTCAACCTCTTTAGATAAAGCCTCTCGCCAGTATTTCTCTGCGTGTTTCTTACCAAACCTAATCTCAATACTAATCATGTCTTAATACCAACCCTTCGCTAAGTGATGTGCGTATGCCTTGCAGATTGCGCCCTTGCCATAGTGCCTGTCAATGTATGCAAGCCCTGCATCTACCTGTCGGTAGCCGTTGCTCGTGGGTTTAATCTTAAGTATCTTCCATGTGCGAGGCATGAGTTGGGCTATGCCCAGCGCATGACTTGACTTGTTCTTTGCTTGCGGTCGCCAGTTAGATTCCTCA